CTACACTTTGGTGTCTAGTAAGGAAATCTCAGCCTCTCGTCGCGCGAGGAGCCCGGGCAGCACCTTTCCGCCCCCATAGACCCACCGGCGCAGCTCCTGGCCCGCAGCAGTCCAATCCCGCTGATTGACGCGCCGACGCAGCGTTGAGGCCTGTAAGCGCCCCGGACCGAGGTTGAAGGTGAAATCCACGATGGCGGCGAGCCGCCCCTCCGGTTCGGTGGCCAGCACCGGGCAGTAGCGCAGGGTCGCGGTCAGCGCGATCCTCAGGTCGTCCACCAGGTAGCGCTCCGCCTCGACCTCCGTGATCGGCGGATGATCCGGATTGCAGAGGTGACCGTAGCCTATGGTCCAGTACCCAGCGGGGCAGACGTAAGGGTGCGCGCGGCCGGGATCGTTCTTCGGCACGCGATGAAAGCCCTCGAAGCGCTTCGCTAGGGCGATGGCTGCCTGGGGGATCTGGCTCATGGCCTCATCCGATCAAACACACGCCCGAGGAACCAGAAGTTCAGCACGCCGGCCCACAGGGCTTGGTCGGCATCGGTCCATGCGTGGACGATGGCGACGCCCCAGTCGGCACCGCCCTCAATGGCAGCAACGAAGGCGGCCGTTTTGACAGCGCAGTACAGCGCCATGAACCAATACGTGATGACTGGGCGAACGCTGCTCGACAGAGCATCGGCCCAGCGGACTCCAGTTTTCTCACCCTGGGTGCGGACGGCTTCGCGCAGCGTTTCAATGGCTCCGACGTTCCACGCCGCATCTGCACCCGCGCCGATTTCCGACATTCGCTGCGCGCCGCGCAATTTCTCGAACTCCAGCGCCTTGTCCTGCATCGCCAGTTCGTGGCCACGCTCGCCTTTGCGGTCGAGCCACTTGAGGATCTCGGGCGCGAGACGGAAGGCCCCACCCAGGAGGCCACCAAGCAAGGTCTCGATCATTGGGGTCCTCCCATCAGTTTGAGTTTGATTGCGGCGCCGACCAACAGCGCGGCCAGGATGCCCGTCGTCAGCACCTTCACGAAGGTCTGCCACGCGGTGTGGCGGGCTTCGCGCCACGCTTCGAGCAGGTCGCGTAGCTCGCGGATGTCTCGGGCGGCGTGGCCGTTTTCCAGGCCAAGGTGGTACAGGACACGTTCTGCGCCGCGCTCCGCGGCGTGGGCAAGCAGTTCGTCGAAGTCCTCCTTGCGCAGCAGAAGCATGTTCTCGACGAGCGCTGGTTTGCCGTCAGGTTCGGTCATGGGTGGTCTCCAGAAATGCGAAACCCGCCTCTGGGGCGGGTTTCTGGTGGTACGAACGGGAAAAATCAGATGGCGATGCCAGCACTCCAGCCTGAGGCCTTGTAGGCTGAGAGCACGCCCTCGTCCTCGATGAAGCAGGTCCAGCCGATCTTCGGGGCGTAGAACGACCATCCCGCATCGATGCGCACGGCGATCTGGCCGGCTTTTCCGACCCACGCGCCGGAGGGGCTGGGTGCCACGATGTAGCGGTCGCCGTTCGTTGGCGTAGTCGGCGGCGTGGCTTGCGCCCGCGACTTCACCGACAACTGCAGCACGGCGTCCAGCAACTTCAGGTTCGTATCCATTCCGGTGTTCCACCCCGACTCTCGGGCGGTCCAGCCGTAGTTCACGCCCAGGTTTGGGCCTTGCAGTGCTGCCATGTCATTCTCCCCATTGGATTGTGGTGGGGTCATTCCCCATAACTTGCCCCATAGAACATCCCGTAGCCCCGGCACTCGGGGATGTCGATTTGTTGGGTCTGCCAACTGGTGTGGCCGTCGCGTATTGCCTCGACTTTGACGGTGAGTTTCTCGTTCGGCCGATTGAAGCCACTCTCGGAAATCTCGGCGGCCATCGGATAGGTCCAGCTCGTGCCGGTCAGTCCAGTTTCGGTGCGCTTGAGCGTGCCGGCCTCGCCGTAGATCCGCACGGTGTAGGTCGTGCCGGGTTCCGGCCCGATATTTGATTCCCCCTGCGTCACCAGATAGGCGGTCTGCAGCACCCGGCTGCGGTGCGCCCAGCTGACCGTCACCTCCCCGGTGATGTAGCTCACGCTGTAGTCGAGGTTGTTGACCCTGAACTTGCCAGGCGGATAGGGCCGGATCTGCCGCTTGGCGAAGGTGTAGCTGATCGTCGGCGCCGCTGCCTCTGCCAGAACGCCCATCCCGGTGGCAGGCAGCACCTTGGCCTGCAACGTCTCACCGTTCAGGTACTGGCTCGAGTTGTAGAACTGCCCGCCCTCGACGAAGCACAGCCGGGCACCTGCTGAATGCTTTGCCGGCACCGTGTCCAGCACGCCCCGATCCACCGTCACCGTGCCGGCGGCCACATTAACCGCTTTTACGGCGACCAGCTCGGTGCCGACCTGCGCGTAGGTATTGAGCGTGACCAGATCCAGATCGACCCCGTAAAGCACGTTCAGCACCGTGTTGGTTTGTCCGATGTCGTTTGCCAGCACGCAGGACGGGATGAAGTCACCGACGCCGACCTTCTCGAAGGCTGCCGATCCCTGCCGGGTCCGCACCGCGTAGTTGATCGCCGCATCTGAGGGACGAACGGCCGAGACAGACAGGAACCCGCCGTTCGGATCAATTTCGGCCTGGGCGGCGGCCGACTCGCCCGTCATCTCATGAACAATCGTCCAGTACGGCAGTTCGCACACCGACACGAAGTTCGCGGCGATGGGCGCTTGACGTGGATCGACCCAGCCACTCTCGGCGGGCGCCAGATAAACGGCATCGGGCAGGCCAAACACATCCTCGACGCAGGTGATCCGCACCCGGCCGTCGGCCAGCGTCCCGTAGCTGATCTGCGCGACCCGAAGAATCAACTGCTCGATCCGTAGCTCGGGCCAGGAGAATCTGAATACGTCGCCGATGTTGAGGCTGGTGGCGGTGCGGTTGGCCACCAGCGTGATCTTCGCCAGGGTGGAGGACAGCTGCCGAAGATCCCGCATCGCCAGGCGCGCGGCCAGAGCACCATTGGCCACGCCCTCGTAGCTGACCTTGGCGTCCTTGATTTCGCCCAAGGAACGTTCGATGCCGGCGATGTCCTGCACCGAGATCGACACGCTCTTGTCAGTCGTGCGGTCGTGGTAGGACAGCGTGACCTGATTGATCAGTTCCTCGGGCAAGGTACGCTCGAAGGACTCCAGCCGGATCACGTTGGTCTGGTTCAACTCCACCAGCGTTGCCGGGTCGTAGTCATCGCGGGTCAATTTGAGCGTGAACAACCCAGTGCGAGGACTCACATAAATCGAGCCGTCGATGTGCTGCAAGATGCGTTCAATGAAGGCCTCGATGTCCTGCTGCTGATCCCACAGGATCGACAGGCCGAAGTTCTCGACGTAGAGCGTGTCGGCGGCGGCGCGAAACGACGCGTCGTCGATCTCGGCAGAGCTGTAGCCCCGGCCCCAAGTGCGGTCGGTCAGGCACTCGTAGATGATGTGCGCCGGGTTCATGTCACCGGCGATGGCCGCCTTGTCCGAGTACCACTGCGGCGAACCGTCGGATCGCCGGATGATCCTCGTGACTTCCGCGCTCCAGGGCTTGATATAGGGGTTCATCGCCGACAGTTGCGGCTGACGCAGCACCAGCGACACCACGCCCCGGAAAGCCGGCACATTGGCGCCCAGCTTGGCCACGAGGTAGTCGTTCTGACCGTCCGAGGCGTTGCCCATCACCAGATCCACGGCGCCGACGAGACCGCCCTCGCGGTCGTCACCTCCGAACAGGTCGGGCTGGTTGATGGCAATCTGGCCACTGGACGTCAGCGACCCCGACCACGCTGTGCGCTCACCGACGACGATCTTGTTGAGCGAATCGACCGGCCCGTGGCACAACGCCAGATGCATTCCCGCGTAGTAGCGGTAGCCGACGGTCACACTCTTGCTGCCTTTGCCGCCGCCGCTCATGCCTTGGCTCCCTCGTCCGCTACAGAATTGGCTTGCTGCTCGACGTGCTCGGCCAGCCGGATGGCCATCGCGTCCCCGGTGGCCCGCAGCCAGCCGGTGCTCACGCCTTGTTGCCGAAAATCCTCAAAAGTCACCCCGTCACGCGGAAACCAACGGCGCAACCCAGCGTTGCAATAGCCGAGGGACTTGGCATCGAGGTGGGTGGCGATCTGGAGGTTGCTGCGCTGTTCGCTCATTTCTTGCCACCTCCCTTGGTCTTGATCGGCGTTGTCCGCACATCGCCGAACCAGACGCAGTTCGGCTGCTTGATCGTCCGCGTACCGAACAACACCGGGATCGGGCTGTCGGTGGCGGCGACCGGCGCATCGACATCGCCGGGTTGCGGCGTGGTGGTCTTGGGTTTCGGGGCGAGCAGCGACGACAGGACCGTCGTGATCACCCACACGATCAGGTATTGCCACATGGAACATCCTCAAACGATGGCGTCCCCAGTGAAGGGGTTCTTCACCGGGATGTAGGGAAAGCCGCCGTAGTTCAGCTGGTTGCCAAACTTGGCGGCGCAGGTCGTGAGCGTGTGGTCGCAGCCCGGATAAGCCTCGAACGCGTCGCCAGCCTTCAGGCCTGGAATCGGGGCTGAGAGGGTCACCGCGCCGCCGGAACTGGCGACGATCATTCGTTGCGCCCCGGCGGCCATCAGCCGACCGCCGACGAACCAATCGATGGGCTTGGGCAGAAACACGGACGCGGTCACTTCCAGCCCCGCCACGCTCTCGACGATGCCGGCCGTCTTGTAATCGGCCGCGTTGACCTTGCAGCCGCCGTGGTACAGCGGATGACGGCAGTTGATCTGGTAGTTCGCCCGCCGCCCCGAACGCTTGAGCGTCGTAAAAATCGGCTCGCAGCGCATCTGCACCGTGACGCCGCTGAACACCACCGACACGACCCGCCCTTTCCACCAGGTGATGAATTCCGTACCCGGGTCGGACAGGTGCTGGCGAAAGATGGTGAGCGAAAGCACGCCATCGGGCGGGGTCACGATGAAGGACTGCACCACGCCGATGTCGAGCGCTGCTTCGAGATTGAGCATCGCGCGGCCGAATTCCTGCGTCTGCTCGATCTCCGAGCGCCGGATCGGCGCCGGGATGTACTGCTCGCCGTTGTAGGTCACCGCATTCCGCGCCGAGGTGTAGCGCCAGACGGTCGTTCCCAGCGCGAACCGGTACAACTCGACCGGCTGACCAGAATGGACGCTCTCCTCAATGCTCTGATAGGTCATCCGTTGATGCTCCGAATAGGCAAACTCACCCGAACCACACGATCCGTCTCGAAGAAAAATTCCACGGCATCGCTCTCCATCCGTGCCAGTTCCAGGAAGCAGACGATCCGGAAATCGGACGGCACGCAGGCCACGCCGAGGGCGGCGTCGATCCGCATCCGCTCGACGACCCCGTCCACGAACTCGAAGGCGGTGATCCGCCGCAAGAACCAGGTGCCGTTGTTGTGCAGAAAGGCCACGTCCCGCCGGCCGGGCATGGCCTGGTAGTAGGTGACGAAGCCCCGGGCCTGGACCAAAATTTCAGTTGCATCCAAGGTGAAGGGCTGGGCGACTTCGAGGCCACGCTCCCAGGTCGGCACCCAGAAAGGCACCTGCCGTCCGGCACGAGCGGCGAGCCAGCCCCGCATCGCGGTGAGCCGGGCGCGATCCGGTAGCAGGTACTGGTGGCGGCGCACGATGAAGGGCCGGTTCGGGATGTCGATCACCGCAGGCGTACCGGTGTCGTGGTCGAACACATCGACGAGCCGCTGATAGTCGATGCTGACGTCCTCGATCCGATTCGGGTGCTGCAGCAGCGTGTCGTAGCCTCGGTACTGGATGGGCGAAGGCACCTCCGCCACCGGCGACGCCAGGTCCTCCAGGTCGAAGCGCAGTTTGGCCTGGGAGATCGCCGCCGTTGGCCGGGTGACGATCTGCTGGGCGGGTAACCGTCCCAGCCGAGCCGGCGCGATCCAGGAGCCTGCGGGCCAGTTCCCCAACGCCGGGCGCTTGAGCGTGATCGTCCCAGCGCTCAGGGACAGAACTTCCAGTGCCTCCGTGGAGCCGGCCGTTGAGCCGACGATGGCGAGCCCACCGGCGTGATAGTCCAGGTCTGTCGTGGTCACAGCCAGCACCGTGTCGCCGGGATGGATGGCGGCCGCAAGCCAGGCCTTGTCGGTCCACACTGGCACGGCATAGACGCGCGACTGCCAGACGTTCATCAGCAGATCCAGCTGGCCGCCGTTGCCGTACTCCAGCACGTCGAACTCGAACGAGCGCCGGGGATCAGCGCGCAGCTGCACCCGCTGCTCGCCGCCGTCGCGCATCGTCAGCACGTCGGTGAGCCACTCCAGCCGCTCGGTGAAGCCGCCTTGCCAGTCGTGCAACAGGCCCATGACCAGCACCCGGCCATAGCTGATCGCCAGATTTCGGGTGCCGCCGGCGGAGAAGTGCAGCGTCAGCAGGGTATCGACGAAGCTTGGGCCATCGAGTGTGGCCATGACCTCGTAGAGGATGTCCTCCAGACCCCGCATCCTCGCGGGCGGGAAGAACCCCAGGGACAGCCCCTCGGTGTCGCCGTCCAACTGGAAGATCGTCACCGGGTCCAGGAACGCGTTCCAGACCTCGACGGTACGGGTTGCGGGGATGACGAGATTGCCGAACTCGATCCTGGACGGCGACAGGTAGATCCGGTGGTAGTAGTCGTCCGAGAACGAACCGCACTTTGCGCCGGCCCGCGCGATCAGGGCCTCGGGCGACGGCTGGCCGCTGGCGATGACACCAACCGCACCAGCAATAGCCGCGATGACCGTGGTTGGTGCGTAGTACGCGGGTCGACCATCGTCCCACAGGCTGTTCATCCCGGCGGCCGCTGCGCCGCCCAGAATGTTTGACGTGAAAGCTCCGGCGAAGTCCGGCATTTACACCACCTTGCGGTAAGCCAAACCGTAGTCGTAGCTGATCGGTTCCGCCCCGAGCGTGTAGGCTTTGTTCCACAGAGGGAAGATCTTCCAGACGTCGGTGCCCAGGGCCAGCTCGTCGCCCGGGTTGAAGTTCGCGACGTTCAGGAAGCGGACATCGGGGAATTCGCCGAGCAGCGTCCAGGTGCCGACGTAAGGGGCACGATTGACGCCCACGTAGCACGGCAGCATCGGCGCCAAGCCGTTGTAGCTTTGCGGCGAACAGTGGTACGCCAGATCGTGCGCCAGTGAGTTCAATGAATTCTGCGTGAAGCCCCCGTTGTAGCCCGCGCGGTTGTTGGTCGCGTTGGCATAGCTTGAGCACCCGTAGGCATCCGCTTGGTCGTTCGTGTACCAGCCGGTGGAAAGCAGCCGCCAGCCGACCGTCCAGCCGTCGATGTCGGCCCGCACGTAGGTGCCGGAGTAAGCGTTCGACGCGAGCGCTGCTCGCGACGTCGCTTGGCCATTCGATCCGAACGGGACCATGTGATTAATGGTGTTGAAAGCGTAGGCCGCTGTCGTGGACGACTCGACGGGGCAGCCGGCGGTCAGGTACTGGCCGCCGGTAAAGCTGCCGTACTTGTTGATGAACCCGAACGACAGGTGCCGGAGCCGGCCTGGGGTTTCCTCAATCACCAGATGCACGAAGTCGCCGTTCGAGAACAGGTGGTAGGCGTAGAGCGAGGTCGCCATCGGCCCGATCATCACGAACTTGCGATTGTTGGTCTGCAGGTTGGCTGCCACGCCGGCCGCAAAACCGTCGCATACCCAGGCCTCCAGACAGGCGTAGGTGCCGCTGACGCCGTTCTTGTAGAGCTTCTTGTTGACCGCGAACAGCTGGTAGGACACGCCGTTCTTGGTCAGCACGACGCGATTTGCGACGAGAGAGGTTTCAGACTGGTTCCTGTACGCATCGGAGCCGTTCACCGAGGAAACCATCGATGTCGCGTCGGCATGTGTGGCGCCGCCGTTATAGCCGTAGCTCAGAAAAGTCAGCGTGGAGGCGTCGGTGGCGTTTGCCGTCCAGCCATTGGCGACCGCGAAATTCTTGATTGCGGTCAGCAGCGTGTTGATGTCGGCCGACGCGCCGGTGATATAAGCCATGATCGCCTCAAGTGAGTTGGATGGCGGCAAAGCGTGCCGCATTGGTGGAGGTCGCCGCCTGCACGACCAGATGGGATTTGCCGGCCACAGTCACGGTGTCGCCGGCGGCCACCCCGAAACCCGGCACGGCGAACACGCCTTGGAGTTCGCCCCAGATGTTGAAGGGACGCGAGGTCGCGCAGTCGTAGAGAATGGCCGGCAGCAACGGGCTCGCGCCGTTCGGCAACTGCGTCAGATTGGCTAGGTCGTAGCGCCCGACGCTGTTTTTCCGGGTTTCCAGTGACATCGCCCATGGCCAGGTGCGACCGGTGTAGGTCGTATCGAAGCGGTTGGTGCCAATCCAGCCGCCGCTCGGTTGCAGGATCGCCGCGCTGTAGCTGCCGTATTCGCCGTCGTTGCGCCAGAACGCGCTGTTGGCGATGTCGAGATCAGCACTCTGGTAGTTGTCGCCGCGCGAAGTATTGGCGCCGACGAACAGCGGATACGGGTACTGCGACGGTGTGCCGTAGGGAAGGACGAAGCCGGCGTAGAGCGCGCCCCAGTAGGCCGAGGACTTCGCCACCACGATGAAGCGCCGGCCGTTGGCGACGAACCAGTAGCTGACCGCGCTGTTGAACACCGGCATCCTCGGCACGATGCCGATTGAGCCGGCCCCCGAGAGCAGACTGCCCGGTTGGCCTTCCGGTGTGCTGATCGAGACGGCGCTTTGCCAAGACTGCGACCCCAGCACACGCAGCGAATAGGCGGGTGCCGCCGCGTCAGCAAAAAGGCAAAGCTGCACGTAAATCGCATCGCCTGCCGAGGAGCCTGGGCCACGCAGTTCCACCAGATCGCGTTTGGCGTCAAGGATAAAGGTGTCCCGGCGCAACAGCGTCCAGGCTTCGCCCCCGGCAACCAGCGTCGCGTCGGCGGTCAGAAAGGTGATCAGCTTGTTGAAAAGATCGGCGGCATTGGTTGCCGTGCCCGAGGTCCATGCCATGTTCAGCGTCCCAGGATGTTGCGCACCGACGCGGCGTTGCGCTGGATAAGGTTCATCACCGTGCGCTCGCCAGCGCTGCTGTTGAGGTAGTCCGCCGCCATCGCCGGGTCGATCACGTTGACGATGCGGATGTTTTGGTTTGTGGTCGGTTGCGCCGGGGCTTCGGGCACGAGGCCACCAGCGGCAAAAGCCAGGCGACCGCCAGTTACACGCGGACCGGCCGACAAGCCGTTGATGGCGTCCAAGAACGACAACCCGAGTCGGCTTACCGCCCGGGCATTGACTACGTACTCACCATGCGAGAGCCGCGCCGGGATGGAGTCGCTGGTCGAGGTGCCGGGACCGGTCACGTAGCCCCCCGACGCGAAGCCGAAAAACGACGAGATCAACGCGCCCAACCCTCCAGCACTGCCTGCCGTGCCGCCGCCCATCAGGCTGCCGAACAAGGCTTCGGCCAATTTCTGCGAGGCGATGCGGTTGATCGTCTGCAGCACCGAGCGACCAAAATCCGCGAACGCATCCTTGGCCGACTTGGCGCCGCTGCCTATGTCCTGGAACAGTTGCGCGAAACCATCCTGCACCGCGCCGTCGATGGCCACTGCCACGTCGTCGACGACCAGCTTCACCTGCGCGATCTCATTCTTCCACGCTTGCACCCGGGCGACGGCGTCCGGGCCGATGGCCGTGGCGGTAGCCTCCAACTGCGGCAGCAGCGCATCGAGCGACTGGCCGGTTTGCCGGTGCAGCGCGAGGATCTGCTGGCGGGCCTGGGATTCGGTGAGGAGTCCGGCTTGGCGCTGCAGGTTGATCGACTCTTCCGATGCCCGCATCCGCGAGAGCGCATCGTTGAACTGGCGCTCGTAGTCGGCCAGATCGGCCGCAGCCGCTTTGACGTCGATCAGCCGACCGACGGTGGTCGCGCCCTCGGTGTCACCCTCGGCGCGCAGCCGCTCGATCAGGCTCTGGTACTGGCGCTCGATGGCCACGCGGCGATCCTGGCTGGTCGCGGCACCGGAGAGATCAAGCAGTTCGTCGCGGACCTTGGCGAGCTCTTCACGTAACTCGCGCTCGGCCTGGACCGCTTTACGCGCATTGGCGACCTCGACGTCGGCGCGCTTATTGTTGAGGACAGTGAGCTCCGCCTCGAGCTTGGCGACCTCGGCTTTCGCCTTGAGGCGTGCGGGCTCGTCCTTGCCGGTTTTTTGCAGACGCTGCTGCTCACCGAGCGACACCTGTACGCGGCGGATTTCTCCGTCGATCTCCTGCTGCTCGATCCGGGTCTTGGCCGCGTAGTAACCTTGGAGCGAGATCAGTCGGTCTTCGAGCGCCGCATCCAGTTCGCGCGCCTGACGATCCAGTGCGTCCTTGAGGATTTTGAGTTCCGCCTCGGCCTGCGCCTGTACCAGGGCCAGCTTGGCGGCCTCGACACCCTTGTCGGGCGTCGGCTTGGCCGGTGGTTGCGGACGGCCGAATACGCCCGGCTGGTTCTTATCGGGGCGGATGCGACCGGCGATGGCCTGGGCAGCTTCACCAACGTAGTCGCGCGTGACCGCGTCACGCACACTCGCTGCCAGTTCCTTGCCGAAGTCGCGCATCTCGCCAAGTCGGCGGCCGAGGACGGCACGCAGCGACTGCATCGAAAAGTCGCCGCTGAAGGCGGCAGCCACGTCTTGGCCCAAGGCTTGCGCCAACTCCCCGATGTCCGAGAAGGCGTTTCGGAAGCGCTCGACCAGGAAGGCCGCCGTGATGCCCGCGACACTGCCGACCGCGTTGAAGGCGCCGATGACACCATTGACCATCGTGCGGATCACCGTGCCGATGGTTTTGAGTGCGCCGACCATCACCTCGCGCACGCGGGCCCAGGAGAGATCGTTGGCACCGACCAGCCGCCCCAGGGCGCTGAAGACTTCGCCCACCTTCTCGACCACCAGATCCCAGGTGGCGACAACGATCTGCTTGATCGATGCGGTCTTGCCACCAAACTCAGACAACCTGATCCCGAAACGATCCTTATTATTAAGGGATTCTAAAGAATAGATATAAATCAATCTATTACATGAGTTAGCAGAGGGAGTGGA